TCCATGATTCTAATCCCTTAAAAAAAGGGGGTAGTTTCCCACCCCCATAGTTTTTATGTAGCTAATGTGTCTGCAGTCAACTTAACTCCATAAGTATCATGGATTTCACTAACTCCATAAACGGCAGTAGCGACAATTTCATCTGCTCTTAATGAAGCATCTCTCTGAGTTTCAAGCTTTAAATCTTGCATCATTGCTAACGCTAGAGCGTCTTGAGAGAATACACCACCAATAGAATCATCAGAACCATCAACAGAAATATTTGAAGACTCAAAGATTTGAACCCCTGCTATAGTTCCAACAAAACCGCTTCGCATAGCTTCGTTTGATAGTTCGGTATCTCTACCCACAAACGTGTTGGTCAAAGACTTTTTGACGTTGAATATCTGCTTTGGGTGAAAAACTCCGTAATATGGTGCAGGTGCGTTTGCTGTTCTTAGCTCTGCACTTGCTTCAAAGATGTCCTGAACTGTGAGTTCTTGACCTGCTCCGCCTGCTTTTTCTGTTGAAAACCCTGAGAATAATGCGGATAGATCTGCATCTACTTTTCTTGCGATCGCTTCACCAAATAATCTTCCAATGTCACCTGCAACGTTTCTTGACGCTGAGTTTCTGGCTAGATCAGTCAATGTGGTCATTACACCTACTTCTGAAGCTGTTATTGTTACAGAAGTTGGGTTAACGGCTGTATTTGACAAGTCAGTTGCTTCGTTTACCGCTGAAGCTGAAACTGTGGCATAGATCGGTACTTCAACAGACTTACCGCCACCTGCGATTGTGTAGTTTCTGACTAAGTTTCTCATTATTGATTGCTCGCTTGCTACGAACAATGCTTCGGCTACGATTTCGGTATAGAGTTCCGAAATGGTACTACTGGTTGTTTCATTTGCCATTTATTGCTCCTTTAAATAAAACAAATTAAGGGGTTGAATTAATAATTCTTGGTTTGGAATCTCTTTGCCTTTTGTATTCGGCATACCTTTTCCTGTCCTCTGGATTATTAAAATTTAATTCACTCAAATTTAAAGGCTTACTGAGTTCTTGCCTATCCACATTTGACACTGAGCCAGAACCACTAGGAGTAGCACTAACAAAGTGTGGGTTCTGTGTCAAAAACTCTTGTACCAATTCGTCTGTGGTCAAAAGTTCACCCTGTTTATTATATCTCGCAATTCCATTTTTATCAAGAATTTCTACATTACCGCTTTCATTAAGCTTAATGTCGTTCTTTAACAACTCTACAACTTGATCTGGATTGATCGCCCTGTTCTTAGACGCTGAAGATAATAACGACTTATTTATCTTAATATCTCTAAGCTGATTTTCTAAATTCTCTTTTTCTTTATTAAATTCTTGGGTTCTTGTTTTAAGTATTTCTTCAAACTCACCCTTTTGAATGCGTTGCTTTTCCTCTGCTTCTTTCTGACTCTTTACTGCACTTATAGCAACTTCCAGATCATCAACACCTAATTTTTTATACATCGACCCTCTTTCTTTCGCTAATCGTCTTTCGACAATGTTATTAAGTTCTTCTTGGGTGAATGTTTGTGCTGTTGGTGTTTCTTGCACTTGTGGTTTTTCTTCTTCTTGGGTTTCTGTAGTTTGTTCTACTTGGTTTTCTTCAGCCATTTATTTCTCCTTTTATTCCCAGTCTGGGTTTGTTGGAATCCAAGTGTGTCGACAACGATAACCACCACGAACGATAAATGGGTCACCTGTAGACTTGCCTTGCCACCCTTGATTATTCCAAGTATCCCGAATTTCTTTTTCGGTTAATGTCTTGTTTACCATATCTCTACAGAAAGGTCTACTATCCCTTACAAGTGTTCCTGTATATCTGAAATGTGTTAATCCTGCATCTTTTGCTTTCGCAACTGTAAACTGTCCATGAAACTGCATTACTGAATCATGAGCGATCTGACCTGCATAACGTCTAAGGTTATTCCCTGCCCTGTCACTTGCGTATTGGGTATGTAATTTTCTTACCGCTTCTTCTATCTCTGCTTTCTTGGCATTGTCAAATTTGTTTTCGTTTATGAAATCTACCAACTCATTTATCTCAGCTATGTTTGATTGCTTATAAACTCCATTAATATGAGATCTGATATTACTAACCATGTCTTCAAATGGTCTGCCTGCGATCGTGCTTTGATACACTTCATCATTGATAACTTTAAGGAATCTCTCCGCTATATCTTCAAACCCACTAAAGGATTGTGTTTTGAGAGCGTTTAAGGTTGCTAAATCCACTTCGGTCAGGTTTTTAAATTTTTGAGGTATCGGCATTTCGCCAAACGTATCCAAAACCTCTTTTGCGATCTTATTATATTCATCGTTTATTATGGCGTCGGCTTCATCTAAAAAGATTGTTTCCACAAGGTTTCTTATTGCAGGCTGTAGTTGTATAGCCAATCTTTGTGAAACAAGTTTACCGCCTGTTGCTCTTGTTACTTCTTTTACTACATCTTCCTCTAGCTTGACTAACACATTGAGAATACGTTCTTCATGCTGATCGGCTAATTTATCTAATATCTTTGACATTATAGGGGAAAGTCTTTTTTCCAAGCTCTGATTGACCAGTAAGCAGGTGAAAGTGTTTTCTGTCCTTTTACTTCCTTAAGAACACCGCCCATTCTCGCTAAGAATGACTTTTGTCTAGCAGGTATATTTTTCTTTATAGACATTCCCCTAGCACCAAATGTAACTTTATTAATCTTGCCAGTAGATTTGTTTTTCACATAAACACCAAACTTTTTTCGCTTAGATTCCGCTGTCGATAATCTAAAGGGTTTGTTAAGCTTTACTTCTTTTCCTCTATACTTTGCCATTACTTTCTTTTTCTCTTTGATGCTCGTCTAATTAGATCTTTATCAAATGTGCCAGAACGACCCTTTTTTATCAGCTTGTTTACCCTAGCCATCGCCCAAGCGTTCATAGGTATTCTGGGTCTTGACCCTGCGGAAAGAAATGCACCTTGACCTCTACGAAAACTTGCTTTCAGATCTGCTAAATTAAACAATTTTGATTTCTTCGCTTTTGCTCTGAGTGTTGCTAGTGTTTTTGCTGATAAAGGTCTTCTTCTTACTGCCATTATGATCTATTCCTCCTCCTTAGTAATGCTAATGGAATTCTTGCTCCTGATTTGTATAAAGCACTTACCTGCTTGATCAAACTGGCTCTAGCACTTCTCTTTGCACCCTTTAGTCCAGAAAGATATTTTTTCGGTAGACCTGTTCTTTTGTCTTTTGGTACTTGCCTACGTTTCCGTTTCTTCGCCAACTGTCTGTCCTTCTACTTCTGTCGTTTGAAACTGCCCTCTAACTGTTCTATTAGAGTCGATTTCTTCATTTATAGATTTAATCATTTCACTATCGTCAATAACTGCCTGTGCGATCTGTTTATCTAGTTCCTTGTTAAATGTTTCGGATTTGATACCACTAGCTTTTGCCATTTGTAAAAACTGTAGATCATTCGCCCAATCTCTTATATCGAACGTATCTGGATAGTTCACCGAACCATCAAATTGTTTATCTTGCCACATAGCGAACAAAGACCATATTTGTTCTTCTGCGTTCTCAAGATAATCCGCTTTTTCTGATAGTCTTGCGTTCAGTAATTGAAATTCTGTTTGTAGAGCAATGCCACTAGCTATTTGATTTCCTGTTGCCCTTACCGAACCCATATGAGTTATCCTGTCGATAGCGTCTACTTTGTTTTGGATACACTTCATAATCCCATCTAAGTTCTGACCGCTTGGTTGGATGATGTAAGGCTTTAGGTTCGCTTCTAGGTCTTCTGGTATTTCGATAATTGACCCTGCACCTGCACTAGCTTCAACATTAGGTGTTTTTACCAAACTTGGATGGTTTGCTAATCTGATAAGCTGTTCTTTCTCTGAGTAGTCGTTATAGATTGATTGTTGTAAATATGCCACATCCGCTAGGTCACTTATTCCTATAGGTCTTTTAGCACCCCTTAAATTATAAACATTTACCGCAGGTATCTTGCCTATCGGATTTGGTATTTCTTCTAATAACTTGGCATCACCCTCTTTATATTCTTCTTGTTTTGTATTATAACCAATTTGTGTACCTGTAGATGCCCCTGTTTTGCCCATAAGTAAGTTACGAGCTCTATTAACATCTTTTCTTTTAAATTCTTTTTTTAACATAACTTTT